CCGGGACGTGCATCTCGTCCCAGATCTGGTTAATGAGGTCTGGAAAATCGCGCCAATAGTCCCGATTGATCAGCATGTTGTCGCCGCTCACCGGATACTTCAGGTGGACGCCTTGATTGTTCACTTCCACGCGAACCCGGCCTCGGATGTAGGTGCCGGGCTTCAGATGGCTCGCCCGATATCGGACCTCCGCCGAGAGGCCCCGGGCCTGCGCCTCGTAGGCATTCTGGTACACCGGCACGTCGAAGGTGTCGAACCACCCCTCCGCCTGCTGCCGCGCGACATATTCCGGGTCGCCTTCCTTGATTTCATGGCGCGGCGCAATCGCGGCAATCCCCTGCGCGACTGCTGCGCCGATCACTTCCCCGAGGCTCGTGAGATCAATCTCTGCCTTCGCCATGCGTCATCCTCGCTCGGCGGCTTTGCGCCATTCCGCCTCGGTATCGATGCCAAAGAGTTCGCGTTCCTCGTCGATGAGCGCCTGCACGTCAGGGGGGATCATCCGCGCCGGTATCCGTCCCCGCAGCACGTCAGCCGTCGTCAAGCGCGTCGCGGTGGAGAGGGTGTGCGCCCGTTGCAGATCTGCGCGATGACCGTCGAACCCGTAGACGTGCCGGTCGCGACACAAGCGCGACGTCGGCGTGATGTACACCGCCACTCCGAGCGCGCGCGCAAACCCAATCCAATATTCCAGGCACGGGCGCTGTACCACGTATTCCGAGTGGTCCTCGTAATTCATGCCCCAGAGCCCAAGTGTCGTCGCGCCTTGAGACAAGGCGTACAGCACCATCCATGCGCCGGTCGAGGTCACGTATTCCGTGCCTGTCGCGCCTCTCGCCTGCACCCACGCGGCGATCTCGCGCCTCGGGAGGATCTGCGCACGTACAGGGATCGGCTCAGCGTCCTGCACAAGCACGGGGGCCGCGCGGCCGACGCCATGGAGAAGCCATGTCGCGTAGTCGTTGTCCCATGTCTTCGGTTCAGCGCGGACCTCTGGGCGATGCAATTCGATCCAGAGATCCGGCTGCCGCTGATCAGCCTCGGCACCGCGGTGCATGCTCGCATGCGCCCACACTTGCCAGGCGGGATCGCCCCACGGCGCCCGCGGCCATGAGAGCCCGCTACCCACGAGCGCGATTTGGAGAGGCGACCCCATCTCGTTAGCTGGAGACCACCGCGACCGCGTTCGCAATAAACGGCCGGTTCAGGAACACGCTGGCGATGATGTCATCCGCGGACGACGGCTGTCCCGAGTACGCGAACGCTCCGAAGATATAGTCGCCAGCCGCCGCGCCCGCGGATGATCCCTGCGCCTGCACATACCCAGCCGTCGAGCCGACTTGTAACTGTCCCCCGCCCGACGTGATGGTCCCATTGCTGGACCCGAGCGAGAAGGTGACGTTGCCCACAATGGCATACCATCCGAATTGACCCGCGCCAATCGCCGCGGAGGCCACCGCGACGCGTCCGTTCGCACCGGACGCCAACAGGGCCGTCACATGCGCCGCCCCAATCGTGACCCACGATCCCAAGAGCGTGGATGCGATCCCCTGGAGATAGATGTAGCGGATACCATCGCTCCCGCTGGCTTCCATACCGAGCGGATTGAGCGCGGTCGTATCCACTTGCCCTGGTGCACCGCCGACTGGCTGCGGGTCAACCAAATACAGTGCCATGTGACATCCTCACGCGGCAACGTAGCGCGCCGCAGCTGCGAGCGCCGAGGCGCGCTCACCAAAATGGCCGATACCGAGATTGCATCCCGCGCACAGCAAGCCGCGCACGCGCTTCGTGGTATGGGAATGATCGATCTGCAATTCGGCAACATCGCCGCAAATCGCACAAGAGAAGTCCTGCCGCTCCTGCAGCGCATGAAACTGGTCCAGCGTGAGGCCGTACTTGCCAAGCTGTGCGCGCAGGGCTCCCCACTCGCGGTCCTTGTGATACTGCGCCTTTCGGTCAGCGCGTGATTTGCCAGGATTGACGTGATACCGGCGACGCGCGGCGGCTTGGTGATGCGCCAAGTCCGCATTCCGATATTCACGTCGCGCCGTATTGAAACAGGCTCGGCACTCTGGGCGCCGCTCGTCCTTACAGCTGCGCTGCTGGTAAAAAGCGCCCAGAGGCTTCTCCTGCTGGCAGATGCGACAGATCTTCGACATCACGTGAACAGCACCCCGCCACGGCTACGGTTACGAGTGGCTAACTGCAAGACTGAAAAAACTTTTTGGTTAACCATCGCCGCCGAGGAGAAATCCATCGGCGCCCGACGCTTCCGCCACGCGGTTTTCGCGACGAAGAGCGCCGTATCGTTGGTGTTGAACATCCACGCCGAGTCCTGCGCGGTCGTGATGACTGAGCTATAGATATAGCTCGCGTTGATCAGCTTCACTTGGCCGAATCCAGACGTCGCTGAGGCGGCGTTCATAAACCGTTGCTGCGGAGTGAGTGCCGCGATGAATGCCCCATACAGCGTCGAGTTCGCGATGACCACGTTCGGCTGCCGGCCGCTTGACCCCTTCGCGCACGAGAAGTACAGGGTGTTGTAGTCCGCCAAGAGTGTCGCGCCCGTATCGGCGCCCCAGTCCTTGAACTGGTTCTTCCACCACGTCTCGGTTGACGCCACGATGCCCTGGACCGTGCCGAGGCCATCTTCCGAGAACAGATCGACAAACGTTGCGAAACCGTCTGTGCCGCCGGTGGCCGCGAACATGCCCGCTTCGATCATGAAATCGTGCGTCGTGATCGTGTTATCCACGAGCGCCGCGATCAGATCGATTTTCTTGTCCCCGTCGTTTAGGGCTTCGTCGGTGAAGCTCCAATTGGTGGGTACCACCAGCGTCGCCCAACTCGGACCTGTCGCCGTGAGAACGTCCGTTTTTGATGTGGCGGTCGCGGTGGTGTCGGTTGCGAGGAAATCACCGCCCGAGTTCTGGCGGTAATCCAAGGTCATCTGAAGTGTGGCGCCAGGCGTGACACGCTTGATGCCGCCGATTTCTTCGAGGAAGTTGAGGGCGGAGGTATCGGACCACTGGTCCGCCGCCTTGTTGCGCTCGTTGACCACCGCATCGTAGGTGGAGGCCACGAGCTGTGTGAAGGGAACTGCCATTCGAGGTGCCCTCTCAGAGAAAAAGGTTGTCCGCGTCCTCGGTAAGGCCCGAGTCAGCCGAAAAACCCTGCTCTGAGGGGGCAGGCCCCGAACATCAGCCTAAAGAGTCGCGACGTTGAGCCAGTCGCAGGCTTGTCGAATAATAAGCGCTGCTTATAGGACTGTCAAGCGCGTACTACTCTTCGTTCGGTGGCGGCGTGCTCGGGACCGGGCCGGTCGCCGTTGGCCCGAGCGTGGTTAGCGCCTCGATCACGGCATCTGGGAGCGACGTCGTGGCTACGAGGCTGCGCCTGATCGTGTCCACATGCGACTCGAGCCGCTCCAGGCGCGCCTTCATCGCTCTGAGATTGCGGAGCGTGAGGTCGGTCGGCTGTCTTTTGTGCGGCGCTTTCGGCATGATCCCGGTCTCCTTCTCGTCCGCGGTCTACCGCTTGGCCTCCAACTGCGTGATGACCGATCGCGCAATCTCCGCCGTCGACATGGGACGGCTAGACTTCGGACTGTCCACGCTCTGCCGCGCGAGCGTGGGACTTTTCGGTGCGTCGTTGAGTTCCTTGAGCACGGCTTCGCGCACCGTGTTGTGGTCGGTCGAGAGTCGCTCCGCCCGCACTTCCAGATACGCTTCCCGCAGGGTCATCGACGGACGCCGGCCGGCGGCCTTGGCCGCAGCGGTATCCTGCTTCAGCCGATCGAGCACGGCCTGCTGGAACTCAGACAGCGTCCCATCGGCGGCGAGTTGGCCGAAACCAGTCCAGCCCTGCGCCTCTTGCATCTTGTCGCGCATCTGCTGGACGAGGGCGCGCCGCTCATCGCTCTCCTTGGCGGCCTTCTCGCGTTCCTCCCACGGCTTGAGCTTGGCGTCCATCTTGGATTCGACGCGCTTGGTATTCCACTCCAGCAGTTTTTGCAAACCTTCGAGGCTGTACGTCCTCGACCCATCCGATAACGGCAAGTCCGGTTGTGGCATCTCCGCATCTGGAGACGGGGTCTGCGGCGCGGCCTGCGGCGGCTCGAGAAACGCACGGTAGCGCGGATTGACTTCGGCGAGCTTGGCGATCAGCGCTTTCGGCTCGCCCATGATGTCCTGATACATCTCGTTCAGGTTGCCTTGGAGCTCGGTCGCGCGCTGCTCAAGCGTCGTTTTCTCGCCCGTCCATTTCTCCAGCCCGCGTTTCAGGCCAGAGCCGATCATCTGGAGGACTTTTGATCGGGGGATGTAGTGCTCCCGGCCGTCAGGCTTGAAAGCCTGCTTAAACCCGAACTCGTTCAGGAGTTTTTCCTCCTCGGATAGTTCTTTCGGCGGCTCTTGGGTTGTGCGTACTGGCTCAACAACGCCGGGCGCCTCCGACGTCGCTGTGACGCCGCTGTCTGCCGCCGTCTCGCCGCTATCTTCACTGGGCGTCCGCTCGGCCGCCTCAATCACCTGCGAGGCGATCTCGGCTGTGCTGGTGGGCGGCGCGGAGTCGGTGGTCGTCGTGGTCTGTGCGATCTCGCTCATCTCAGGCTCTCCTCCCCACGCGCCGCCCCCCTCTCGCCTTCTACGCGGTGGGCCAGTTCCATCTCTGCCACGACGTAGTCACATCTCATGCAGATCCACGCATGGCGTGTCGACGAACGCGCCCAGCTATGCAGACAAACCGGGCTCTCTCGCGGCAATCGCTGCGGCAGATCGCCATCGCTCACGGCTGATCTCCGTCGCCGCGACACGTCATCACGAACAGGTCAAACCACTCGCGCATGGCCTGCTTCTCGTCGTCGCTCCACAGCGCGAGCACGAATTCGCGCACGGCGCGCCGCAATTCCTGCTCAATAATCGGCTGGACCCACGCGTGATCCATGAGTAACCTGTCCACGGCTAACAGAACCTCCGACTGGCGAGCATACGCGACGGCACGGCCCATCTCATCGACGGCGCTCTCCAGGGCACGCGCCCCTATTTTGTGTAACACCTCTTCACTGACGACCATCTTCGCCGCCATCCTGCCGATCTTCATCGGCTCCATTCGCACGTTGATGTCGTCTGCGCTCACAAACGACGCCCTGACGGGCCTCGGCATCGGGTATCTGATGTCATATTCCGTGTGGCTCATTTACCTGACTCTCCTCCCGACGCGGCGTTGTCCGCGCCCCTCCTCGATCCAGTCCATCCACGCCGGCCGTTTCACCTCGGATTCTGCCCGAGTCGAACTCAAGACCCCGCTGGAAATCGCAAAGTAGGCTAAACAGACAATCCAGTGGTCAAATTTATGGTCCGCCATCTTGCGGGGGTTCTTTTCATCCCAGCGCATCTTGGGGAGGTATTTCGCCAGCATTGGGCAGCCCGGCTCATACACCTGGAATCGTGGTACGCCAGGCTCCACCTCTTCCCCCAAAAGCCCGTGGATCGCGTCAGCGTACAGAACCCTATCGTTAATCGACGCTTCACACGGCACCCCGTTCATCTCGAGCACATCCATCACCGTGACCGTATCCGACCCTGTCCGGACATTAATCTGCGGGTCCACGTAGGTCATCGAGACCGGCAGCGATACCCACTCCCCGGAGGCGTCTTGGCGTGACGTGAGTTCCTTCGTCGTCTCGATCATCGTGGTCGCCAAATCTTTCGCAACCGTACGGAACCACGTGCCCTCATGAAAGGCCATAATGCGCCGCCCGAGCACGGCAAACCACACCCCGACCGCCGGATCAGGGAAATAGCCCATATCAAAAGCCCGGTAAATCTGAATCCATGGCACGCGGAGCAGCGGCACGCCTCCGACCGACGGCAACTCCTGAATGTAGTGATACGGCTTCCCGTCTTTCGTCTTCTGGACCTCGAAGAGACTGCGCGAATCCATCCGCACCCCGTCCAGCCACGCCTTCCGGTAGTGCGCCGGCAACCCAGCAAACTGCTTCCGATATTCCGCCTCATCCAGAGACGGGTTGTCCTCTCGCCGAATCTCCATCGCCAGAAAATCCGCCGGGTCGTATTCCGGATCCGTCTCCCGATCCACCGTCTGATCAATAAAGTACGCCCACAACTCCTCAATCGACTCCCCGACCGGATTCCCCCCATACACCATCAACGTCCGATACGGCTGCCGCCCGTCCGCTGTCTTCGCCACCCGCACCGACGGCGCCAACAACCGCAACAGGTCCCACTTGATCTGCGGCGCCTCATCCACGAAAATTACCGCCGCCTCCGCCCCGACAATCTTTTCCGCGTCCTGCTCATCCTCGCACTGCGCATAAAAGCCAATCGACCCGTTCGCGTAACTCGCCTGCCCATACGTCTGATTGAACTCGCCCCCCAATAATCGCATCTCCGGCCCGACGTAAATCACATGGTTCTTCCGCAAATCCGGCATGTTCCGCCGCACCAGCACATACCGAAACCCAGGTATCGCCACCGCACACGCATGCAGAAACGCTCGCACTAGCCGACTCTTGCCGCTCCCACGGTTGCCCCACAAAAACACGTTCGCCGGCGCCGGCCCCGTCCCCAACACGCGCTCCTTCAGGACGTGCAGCACCTCCACCTGCTTCCCAGGATGCGGGTCGAAAAAGACCTCGTCCCCAACCGTAAAGGCATAGGGGCTCGGCGTACTCACTCCGGAAGCCTCGGCGCCCGCCGTGGCTTGCCAAGCAGGCTCAGGTTCCGTCGGACCAGCACGATGCGCGGGATCACATCGCCGTAGATGTTGCGCCGCGCCATGTCTAATCTCTCGCGATACGTCCTGCGCGGCCCCAAAAACTCAGACCAATCAGCCGCAGGCGTGTCGCGGATCGCGGTCGCCCACGCCTTGGCTACGATATCAGCGATGTGTATTGCCATGTTGTATCCATACCGTGAGCACTTTGCATTTTTATTCAGCAATTTCGCAAATTGCACTTTTCTGGTGCAGCGACATTCAGGCCCCTCAAACCAGCCTCGGCGTTTGTTTCAGGCCCCCGCCGTTCACTCCACGCCCGGCGCCCCAAACCACATTCCTGGCCCTGACTGACGGCTGGATGCAGCGCTCGCACGCCAACTTTCGCCTTTCATGATCAACGACTTAGCCTGTGCAAAACCTACCTAACTTGAGATCGTGCGTCGCATAATGCCGGTTATGGTTACCTGTTCTCTGAATCCTCGTGCGACCCAATATGCCCAGATGGCGGCATGACAACCACGGCTCGGTCATCTATCGCGGCACTGGTGAGGAAACCAATGTTGACGATGACGCGGCTGTCGCCTTGGCGGTCGCGGAGGGCGCCGTTGACCTTCAGGAGGAGTTCGTTGGCTTTGAGAATATCGAGGGCTGAAGCTTTTGGGGCGTCGCGGTTGGCAATCGCGCTGACATTCGCAATGCAACGCTCGGTGCTGGAGTCGACTCGCTGTACGACTCGGCTGAGGGCTCGTTGGACCTCTGGGTGTTTTAATAATTTGAAACCGATCTGCCCAGCTGTTTTCTCGCTATAGCCAGCGATCTTCGCGGCTTCGGTGGCGTTGCCGTGTGCGTCGCCTAAATAGGCGCGGATAAAGGCTTTCCGCTTGAGATTCGCCATGGGTCTGTTACACCGGGGCACCGAGCGGCTGGCGCGGGTTCGGCATTTCCCATGGTCGCGTATCAACTGGCGTCTCTGGTTGAACAGTACGCTTGGTGGTGCGCATGTAGGCCAGCTCTGCGCGATGGACGATAATTTCCTCGACGCAGTCCTCGCTCAGCCGTAACTCGAGTCTGACGCGCTCGGCATCGGCCGCAATCAGATCGCGCCCTTCTTCTGCGGTGACATGGAGCGCCTCGCCGGACTTAAACTGAAATTCGAAGTCGAAGAAAACTTTCGGAGTCACTTGCCGCGCCGTCCCTTGCCGGCCTTGCTCAGCGCGATCGCAATTGCCTGCGTGCGTGGCTTGCCGGCTGAGATTTCAGTCCGGATATTCTGACTGATGGTTTTTGGCTACTTCCTGACTTCAATGGCATTGCGAATCCCTCCGAACTGGCAGTATGTACAGGCTTTAGCGCCCATCGATTTTAGCATATGTTCCAAACGATGAACGCCAGAAATCGCGGTGCTCATGTGGGGTTACTCATCTGTCAGCGGCTGCCGTGGGTTCGGCATCTCCCATCTTTGGAGGAGGGCGTCGAGGTCGTCAGCCCAGCGGCTAACCATCACGTCTGGCTGATCACCGTCCACTACCCAGCCGTTAGGGTCCAGCCATTGCCGCATCTCGTCCCGCAACGTTTCAAGCGCCTTCACGTCAGCAGGGGTCAAGGTTTCGCCCTTTCTTCAGAAATCTTACACAGGCGTGATGATTTTGATTGCGTAATGGTTATCATTTAGCTATCATCTCTCCTGTCAGGCACTCACGCCGGCTTCCTTCAGGAGTTGAGAGCAGATGGCCACCACTTACCACATTTCCGCCGGCTCACTTAATTCAATCCTCGCCGCACGCGGCGACCTCGAGCACCAGACCGTAGAGGCCGCACTTGATGCCATTGCCGCTGTCGCAAACGTAGACCGCGCCGAGATGGATGCAACCCGGGGCGACGACATGCGCATCTACGTCTACCAGACGACTGAGGCGCTTGAGGCCGATAGCGACGGTAGTTCCGCACTCGCCACACTGACCGAGGTCGGCCATCCTGCAGGGTGCTCCTGCGGGGCGCCAGATTGCCCTGAATTGCTCGCGGCGGAAGAGTGGCTCTAAATGTCCGCGTACATCCTGCGCGATATCGATACCGATCTCTGGGCACGCGTCAAGGAGCGGGCGACCCGTGAAGGCCGCTCGCTCCGAGGCCTCATCCTCTGGCTGCTCCAGCGATACGCCGACGGCAAAATCAAGTAGCACGTCAGCAGGGGTCATCGCCGTTCTCCACTTCATCTATCGTCCGCAGGTAATACCGCGCGATCAACGCCAGCGCGACAAGCCGCGCGTTGTAGTCAGACGTGCCGTTGGCCTCGTCTACCGCATCGGAGGCCGCCCGCATGTCGGCCAGAATCGCTCGCAACAATTCTTGCTTTCGGTCAGCAAGGGTCATCGCGGAGGCTCCGGAACGATAAACGGCCGCGGCGGCTCCAGCATGCGTCGGTCCGCTTCAGCCTTGAACAGCCGCGAGAACGCATCGGCCAGCGCATAGGCGAGCGCGATCAGGGCCTGCTCACGCGTCCAGTCGCCACGCCGCACCATCGTGACGGCGTCGTGCGCGACCGGGTAGTGCAACGCCAGCCGCTCGATGTCTTCCCACGTCGGAGGGTTCGAAGGCTTGCCGGGCGGCGGATACAAATCCAGATTCGGCTTATCTGTCGGTTGCCAGTCGCTCATGCGCTACTCCTCCCCACGGGGAGCTGGGCGAGTCAGCGCCGTCTTCAGTAAGTGTGCGAGCCTATCGACCTCCGCCAATCGGCCCCATGCGTGCCCTGACGTGCCGATTCCACTTCGCTTCGCCCGGTCGGCGAGTTCGTCTATGGCCGCGATGACGTCCGCGTCCGAAGGCTCGTCTTTCTGCTGCCGCTTCATCGCGTCTCCTGGTCTGGCTGTTCCTGGGGGCGCTGTAGTAAATCGTCCAGCCATGCATCGACTCGCTGGCGGCCAATGTCCGTGAATGATTCCTGCTCCTCTTCGGACTCTTGGAATGGGAACATCACACGTTCCAACGAGTCAATTAGCACCGTATGCCGTTCCCCGCGCTTCTTGGTCATAGCGTCCGTGCCCCCATCGCGAGCATGTAGCGGAACCAGCGATGCGCATTCCAATTACGGACGGCTCGCTCGTGTGAATAGCCGCCGCTGCTCCAATAACCGCCTCGTCTCATGTGCGAATCGCCTCGTTACTGGGCGCGGTAGATCCTGACCAGCCGAACGCCCGTGGGCTGACCATCAACCCCGCGCGACTGATCGTCTTTCTGGTCTGTCGTCATCTAGGCTCGCTCCCTACGGATGGCCGCTGATGGCAATTCCTGCGCATCGTCGATTGAAATCACCGCTGTGCGCTCGCATGACTCGCACATCGTTTCGTACATCGTGGCGATAATGTGCCGAACCACATGAAGCGGACTGGCGCAAAACGGACAGAACTCCGGAGGATCGCCTGTCGTCATCTAGGTTCGATCCCCCTCGCAGCGTTGGCATGGAGCGTCACCGTTGTTGATCCACGGATCGTCAGAGCCGTCGGCATCCGCGAAAGATGTGCTCCGACTGCCGACGCGGGTTGCGCAACGCATCTGTGCATCGCGCCGCCAGCTTCTCTAGCTGCTTCCAACTCTTCGCGTTCATGCACCGTTCCTGAAGCGCCAGAGCCATGCGATCGACAGATAGACCCAGCCGCCATGGCCGAACCGATACGTGACCGGCGTCCAGAACCACCGCCGATCTGGCTTCCCGTACATCGGCCTCTGAAACCGGATCCATGGCCACCATTGCATCAGCCTGTTCATCGAATCACTCCTCGTCTTGCTTGGTCTGTCGTCATCTAGGTTCGCTCCCCACGGGCGGCGGCGACGACGGCCTCAAGTCCACACTTACACACCGCGCCGACTTCGTACCGAGCCGGGCAGGGCGCATTGTGCCGTCCATGTTTCTCCAGGGCATCGGTGAGCATGGCGACCCTGGTCAACAATGCACGGTTCTCACGCGTCAGCACGTTAATCTCGTTCGTCTTCCCTCGATCCTTCACGACCACATCGGCGATTCGCAGCACTGGCCCAAATGACCTCGCAAACTCAGATACCTCTCGCCCGTATGACGCCTCAGTGACGGCATCAAGAAGGTAGCGCGCCTCGTCTCGTTCTCGGGTAAGCATGGCGACCTGCTGGCGCAGCGCGTCGCGTTCGGCGATCACGTCATCGAAGACATCCGTCATGCCGACACCTCCGCAAACAGATTCAGCGCGCCCTGGCTCAGCCTGCGAGCGGCGATCTCGCAATACTTCTCTTCCGACTCGATGCCGATGGCTTTCCGGCCTAACCGCTTCGCTGCTACTAACGTGGTGCCGCTGCCCATGAAGGGATCGAGGATGGTTTCGCCGGCATTACTGAACAGAGACACCAGATCGCACATCAACTGCTCTGGCTTCTGCGTCTGATGGCTGGCAGCTTTCACGGTCATGTGCTCATACACGCCGTGCCGCCCACCTCCGTGCCACCACGTGCGACCATTCCCAGCCCAGCACGACACGATACTTTCGTAGCCCATGCCTGGGCGGTCCCCGGTGAACTGCGGCGCCCCGTCTGGCTTGCGCCAAATCTGTGTCCGGATGTACTTCGCGGGCTTGAGCGCATCCCGCCAGAGCATCGCTGCCTCAACTTGGCAGAACACCAGAACCCATCCGCGCGACACATTGGCCATGAGCTTGCCGGCCAGCTTTCGGTCGTCATCGCTGATGGCGGCAAAGTCCAGCGGGCGCTCCTCAGCAATCCCTTTAGGGTGCGCGGCGCTAGACTTGCCGCTGAATGCCCGGCGGCCCAGCGAATGCGCTTCCGCCTCATACGGCGGGTCTGTAATCACATGGTCCACCGGCCCGAGCTGTGGGAGGATGTCTCGGCAGTCTCCGTGGTAAATGACAATCCCGCCTTGCTCGTAATACGGCGTCACGCCTCCTCAGCTTTCCTTATCGCGTTGTCGCGTGCGTGGCGTCCGCGCCACGTCGAGCGGCCACGTCCCCGTCAGTCGTTCGATACTCAATACACGCCCGCAGTCCATCCCGCGCCGATACGCGTTCTCGCGGTCGCCGGCCCAGAGCGCCACCTTGTATTGGCGCCCGGGCGATTTCTCGTCAAAGAGCGTGATGGAGAATAGATGCAGGGCCATTGTTCCTAGTCGCCTCAATGCCGAACACTTCAATAGCCGCCTGTGGCTGCTCGTGGCAGTACTGCTTCGTCACATGGAGCTCGATCACCTGTGCGTCGTCATTCCAGAGCACGCCCTTCATCGCATCGAGAGACCCGCGCGCGAGCTTGTCGATGTCCGGCTTCTTCGTGTGATCCTGAACGCGCTTCGGCAGCGACTTCGGACGCGGCAAGTAGAACGCGATGCGAACAGAGACCGGCCCAGTGAAATACACGCCAGCTGCGCGCTGTTGAATGGCCGCACGGACGGATTCTTCCCAGCCCTTCACGCTCCTGTTATCAGACGTCACGACCGGGTACTTCATGCCTTTGCGCATGATGGCGCGCGTGCTGCCCTTCGGCCTGGCGATACCGAGGACGACGAACTCCAGCTTCACGCCGCTTTTCCTTTGCTCGCTTGTTCCCGCAAGTGGAGAATCAAATCGTTGACGTTCACGGTCAGCCCAAGGTACGGCTCGAGCTGCGCCAGCAACCACCGGCGCCAGCGTTCCTCGTCCGGCAGCGGGGGCGCAACCTCGCGCGATAATTTCGGACGACAGGTGACACACTGCCACTGGTCGCCGTGCTTATCGGTAAACAATTTTCCGCACACACAGCGTCGCCGCCAACCGCACGTTGATTTCATACCTTCTCCCACCGCACATGCGCCGGCATGCCAGGCCGTGAGATGCCGTGCGGTCCGGCATGGCCTGCAGGTTGGTTGCAAGCCAGCGGGAGCCGACCGCTCACCGATTTCAGCGCGCCGCAGAGGGTCATCGGTCCGCCCCCGGCATCGTCTTGGCCAGCACGATCGCCACCACGCGATCCGTAATGGACTGCACAGCTGCCGGCCCCACCAGCGCCTCGCCCGCCGGCAATTGCGCTCGCTTCACGCGCCGCCCGGATTGGAGTTCGTTCACCTCGTTTACCCATCTCCGCCAGCAGTCGCATCGCTTCGCGAACGTCACGCCGTTCAACTCGGACTCGAGCCAGCCGGTGCCGTTGCAACAGTCGCCTGGTCGGTAGGGATGCGCTTCGAGAATCGCCACGCGGCACTGCTGACAGAGCGCCCGGAGCTCTGGAACCGTCGGGAAAAACTTCCGCCCCGGATCGCGCCGGGCGACGTGTGCCGCCGCTTGAAGTAACGGCCCGGGCAGATCACGCAAGTCCTGGTGGTAGACCCGGAACGTCGGATCGTCGACGTCAGCCCGTAATGCCAAGGCGAGCGGCGCCAGGATCGCGGTACACTCCTGTAGGGTCATGGCTTCTCACGCATGATGCCCGCTGCGGCCGAGAGCGTGACGAGCGTCTTCTTGCTGAGCATGGGCTTGGCCTGCACTGGCTCGTCGTCCCAGCGGTGACCCCGGAGCCACGACGCCGGATAGGGGATGTACTCCGGGTCAGTCCATAATTCGCATTGCCAATCGAGAGCGTCCAATATTTTGCTCAGCAACTCAGGCGATGGCTTCAGTTTAAGCCACGCCTTCAGCGCATCCTGCTTCGCAACCCGCCTCGGATACCGCGCCCAAAACAGGCTGAAATCAGCGTATCCATTGCCGTTGCCGTTACTGTTTCCGCCACTCACGGCCGGCCTCGCAGTCGCGGGGCAGGGTTGAATGCGCTGGCAGCCTTACGAGCCGCTCTGTCCAGGCCCTTGACCGCGCGACGTATTTTGTCTTGTCGGCGCGCGAGTTTGTCTCGTTTGAATGTGCAGCCGGCGCCTTCCGCATTGACCATCTGCGCCGAAGTACCTATTCGTCCCTTCATCGACACGCCCTCTATTCCGACACCACCGCTTTATCCCCTCTCAGAACAAGAGAGAGGCTCCCTCATGCACGCCTGTGACTCCCTAGCCGCCCCTCGTCTTTCTACGGCCCGTCAGCGAGTCCACCAACGGCTCGACTTACGACAGTGGGCAGCATTTTTGCGCTCGCGCGCTTCTGAATGTGGGCCGGGTCGTCAGCGGAGGACGTTGCCCGGATGCTGCCCGTCAGTCACCGGTTCTGCTCGTATATCGCTCACGAGCGTGCGCGCCACGTTTGCCGGCTTCAACGGCTTGGGTCGTGGTCCTCCAGAAGAGCGCCAACACACTCCGTTGGCCTCTGCGTGCGTCCCTCTTCGCGTGAGCCCGCCGGGAACTGTCAGCGGCCATGCTTGCCATTGGCCGGCGGGCTTGTGTATACTCGGTATACACCACCTGTTTGCCCTACCGACCGGGGCGCGCGGACTCGTCCACCGCGCGCCCCACTCTTTCGTGGTCCTCCTTAGAGCGGTCTGTCGAGCACCGCAATCGTCGCGTTGTCGTCGTCCGACAGTAAACTCCATAGCCAGTCGAACATATCGAAGAAATACCCCATGACTCGTGCCTCTCCTGGGCACCGTGCGAATCGTCGAATCGGGCGGGGCCACTCACATGAGAGGCCCCCACGTTGCTCCCTGTCACCGCCTCAGCTCCGCCAGGATGACCATGGGCGGTGTCCCGTATACTCCAACGTGCTAGACCTCTAGACCCGAGCTTATTGACCTCCGCCATCGCGACGCGCCTCTGCGACTATGCGCACGAGGAGCGCGTCCATCTCTCGCAGCCAGCACACGGCTTCATCGAGCAACTCCGCTAGACTGCCTATCTCGACGTGCGTTCCGGCTTGCCGCATGACCTCGAGGCGCTCCTCGAGACACACGATCAAGCCGGGCAAGGACAACGGGCCAATTACGCCGCTCGTGTCCGCAGGCTGCGTAATATCGAGCATGGTTCACGCCCTTTGTCGATCCGGGAATAGTCGAATACGACCGTATAGATGTCCCGCACGTCCTCTGCTTTTTCGCCGTCTTTCGCCAGCACGCGCAGATACCCGCCGTGAATGAGCCTATGCACGCCCCTGGACACCGTTAATACGTTTTGCCAATCGTGCCGGCGCCCCCTGTTCTGGCTTCGGAATTCCAGATGATGCCGTTCGAGCGCCTCCCACTCGTCGACCGCACCAGGCGAGAGATGCTTGCCCGTGACTTGACAGACGCGTTTGTCCCGACGATCGACCTTCTTACAGACGCGCGCCCATTCAGCGGCCTCGGCCTTGTCCTTTGCGCGGCGGACGAGGATGAGCGGGTCGCCCTTGGGATACCGAAGCTGCGAAGTGTCCATTCCCACGGTCAGCGCCTTGTGAAGACCTCGTCGGCCTGTTCTTCGTCTGCGCTGAGCTGCTGCTGCGTTCGACATGCCGGGCAGGTGCTCACGCGCGTGGTCTCGTCGTAATCGGATTCGTCTTCACAGTCGAGACCGCACAGATGACAGACCATCCAGCCCCATGGGCGTTCGTCGTTGTTGTCCATCATCGCCTCCCGAAGATTTGATCTGCCGTGACCTTCCACGGATCGGGGCCTTCAATCGAATCACTGTCCCATTCGTCCGTCTCGCTGGGCGGTTTGGCCTGCGTCATCGCCGCCCGGTGGCCATTCCGTGCGCGCGCCGCCCATCCTCGGGCTCGAGCAGCATCTTTCCGGTTATAGGGCGCCTTAGGCTTCCCTTTGGTTGTCTGCTCGTTGTTCCGCTCAGCCTTGTCCGCGAAGTAATCGAACATCTCGGCCAACAGGTCGAGGTATTCCGGCGGGCATTGCGACATGCGCGCGCCCTTAAAGGAGTCGCCAGCCCAGTCGCGCGGAACCAGTTTGACGATTGGATCGCCGTACTGGCTGTCTAACTCACGATCTGAGGCGATCTCCTTCGGCGCCGGCGGCGTGCGCCGCTGCGACAGCGCCAGCAACGTTTTGAGCGTCCCATCAATAGAACGAAGCAGGCGGAGTGTTTCTTCGGTGGCTGACATCACGCAACCGCCGTGCGGATTTCGGAGAGTTCGTCAGGCGTGTAGAGGCCGCCGACGATATCCGGATAGACCAGCCGACAGAGCCGCGCTTGAGCCCGCGCCACAAGCATGTCAGTCGGAACCTTCACCCAATTGCTGTTTGGTTTCACGAGGCCAGCTGTCTGCGCCATCTCGATCGTGTGCTGCAGCCGAACTTCCTTCCGCGCGCCCTTGCGTTTCGTCTCGAAGACGGCATGTAGGTGATCGAACTCTACAGGCTCGAAGTACTCCGCCAGCCCAGACTTCAGAACCAGGGCCACCATAGTCTGAGCCGACAGCGCATGCTTGCCTTCGATGACGTGAATGCCTCGAAGGCTCGCCATCGCCGGCAAGCCCAGTTCACGCCCGAGCATCACCGTGGAGAGCACGCCCTGCGGTGTCCCATAGGCGGAGAACAGCCGAGAATCGTGCATGTCCTTCGCGAGAATCCGCGCATCCTTCATAGACCGCGGATCAAGCTGGCGCTCGTAATCGATCGGCGCGAGCAATTCCGGCTCACGCACGGCAATTGAGGTGGGAAGATTGAGCCGGGAGGCCGATGACGCGGCAGGCGCAGCCGCGCCGTTCCCCGGCAGGTCGGTGACCTCACCCTTAGCAGCATCAGCACGATCAGGCGCTTCAGGGCCGGACCGCTCCGCTGTCGGCTGTGGTATCTCGTCGCTTCCTTCGTCCTCAGGCTCGAACGGTTCGAACTCTTGGGCATCCTTCGGCACGCGCACGGCGAAGATCTCGTCGAAGGGCAACGGGACGTCGGTGCGGAGCGTCACAAGCTCGCGCGTCGTCACGAGCCGCGGCAGGAACTCGCGCAAGGACGTGTCGAGGGCCGGAGTAAACTCCGTGCCACGCTGTTGCAGCGCCTCATAGATCCCTTCGATGGTCTGGTACTTCGCCAGCAGGGTCGCCGCCGTCTTCGCGCCAATCTTGTACGCGCCCTTGATGTTGTCGGATGCATCACCGACTAACGTGAGGAAGTCTCGAATCTGGTCCGGTCGCACGCTGAACTTCGCGAGCACGCCGTCAGCGTCTAGCACTGAGCCGTCCCGAGCGGACATCGCCTGCACACGTGGCCCGACAAGCTGAAGCAGGTCTTTGTCAGATGTGACGACGAGCACCGTCGCGTCCGGCAGCAACAGCGCCCGCGCGACCGCCGACGCCACAAGGTCGTCTGCCTCGAAGCCCTTCTCAGCCCAGACTGGAAACCCATCGGCCGCTAGCTGTTCGCAGGCGAGCGTGATTTGATGCGCCAATGTCCCGTCCTGAGCGGGACGATTCGCCTTATAGCTGGAGTCGATGTCACGCCGGAACGAGCGGCCGGAGTCGCAGCAGATGGCGACAGCCGGCTTTCCAGACGCGATCGCGCGCACGCGGGCCACTGTTTGCGTGCTCGTGTGGTTCGGGTCTGGCTCCGACTGCGAGACATGCCAGATGGGATACGCGAGCGAGGAAAGGTCGATGAGAACGATTTCCTTCTCGCTCATGACTCGTCTCGTGGAAGAATAGGGTTCATGGACGCGGCGCCTCCTTCGCGCCGTCTTCATGGCCTGTCACGCCTTCCACGTGGCAGGCCTTTGTTTTAGAACGGACTGTCCATCTCGTAGGCAGCCTCAACTCGTTGTGCCTGCATCTCCACAACACCTTCAACGGCTGTCGGCAATTTCGCCCCGAGCCTATCAGCCGCCTCTGTGAGCGCAGCCGCGATGAGCCGCGCATAGGCCACGCTGTGGCCGTCAAAGCCTGGCATGATGATCGACAACTCGTCAGCCTGTAGTGAGATGAACGAGCGGCCATCGTCGAGCGTGAGCACGTGCGTGGACGGCACTACGCTGTCGTCGTGCAGGTTGATGCTGACGCTTGCACTCATGCTGTCCTCTCTTCAGCCTTCGGTTTGACAGCACGCGGCCGGCGCGGCATGGCCTTCGCTTGTGCGGCCACAAGACGTGCCCGTGCCGCTTGCAGCACTGAAATTTCAAGGTCGATTGCAGCGATCGCCTTGTCAATCTGGCTTTGCTTCGCCACGGTCGCGATCCTTTCTAGGCGCTTCTGCGCCGCTGGTCATACAGCGCGAACGCATCCGGGAATTCGGTGTGTAGCCACACTTCGCACTGCCGGATAAAGTCCGCCATCTCCTCAGCCGTCAACTCAGTCAATGAGGTTCGGCCGTCGTCGACCATGAACTGCGCCTTTGCCATGAGGCAAAGCTCAGACTTTGTATGGCCGCAGCCGGTGTCCACGACTGGCTGAAAGACATGCCCGAATAGGTGGCGATACTGGTCGAGCCGCACGGCTTCTTCTTCCGGCTCAATCCGGATCGTGATGATGGTTCCGTCTCCCCATCGCTTCGCCGCGCGCCGCCGCCTAGTCCGATAGAACTCGTCGGTGACGTGGACGTCGCCGTCCCTGACAACTGCCTTCACGGTCAGCGCAGCCATCACCGCGCCTCAACCAACCTTCGCCGCGCTTCCATGATTGGAATCTCGTCCCGCTCATCTTCCAGCCGCGTGCGGAATTCGCGAATTCGCTGGGCGACGTTGCTGACTACCAGCGGCACGATCGCGCCGGGGCCGTTACCGTCCTCGTCCCACGGCGGGATCCATGTGCCGCTGATGTCGTTCATATACCCCTCGTTTACGTCGCCCAAACTACCGTCTCAAGCCACGCGATAATTGCGTCGATCAAGTCCATGTATTCGTCTCACCTCCCTTTTCCGTAGATACTTTCAGGCGGTCCGCCGCACCCGAATTTCCGTGACGACTTCGACCTGCGCACTCAACTCCGCCAGCGCGATCACGAGCGGCCCGCGCAGCGCCTCGACTTCCCAGAGCGCGTCGAGTTGCGGGCGTTCCTGGCCCGTGATCCAGCGCGCCACTTGTCGCGGATCGCGGTTCACCTCGGCCGCCAGTTCTTTGAGCGACCAGCCGACGAGACTCGCGGCCCGCTGCACCGCTGCCCCGATTTGCTCGCGATAATCGATGCTCTCCGCTTTCCGGAGAGAGGCTGTCGCCATCCGCCGCGGGACATCCGGTACTTCGCGTTGTTCGGGTGCCGACTGTTGATTCACACTCTGGGACATGGCGTTACCGTTCGACTCGCTTCACGCCGTAGACCGCAGCCAAAATGAGGTTCCCCATCTGCATCCAGAGCAGCGCCTCATCAGTCCAAGTCGGCTCCAGGCGCAGCGCCTCAAGGCGCAGACGCTCCGGGTGCAGCTCGCACTCGTCAGGCTTCGGATCGAGAGGGAACGGCTCAAAGTGATGCTTGACCATGTCACGCGACCTTCTTCTTTTTCTTGACGTCGCTATCGTTCTTGAGCCAGCGGATGATGTCGTCCTTGCGCCAGCGGTACGGACCTGTCGTGAACGGCGCAGGCACGAACGTGCCCGCCTGGAGTTCTTTGCGAATACCCCCGACACCGCGCGCCACGATTTGCGCGACCTCGGACAACGTCAGGAGCACCGGCCACGACTCCGGCTTCGCAAGGTCGACGGGCGGACGTTTCGTCTGGCTGGCGCTCACCGAGCTATCTCCAGGACATCAACGCAATCACGAGACAACATCCTGATGACATGCGTCTTGCCGGCACGCTTCATGCGCAGTACACCGCTCCCGTGGTGAGTTACGTTCTTCGTCGCATCGATCCAGAACTCTGGAAACGCGCCAAGGCTCGCGCCGCATCTGAGGGCCGAACGGTCCGATTCGTACTGTTGGCGTTTTTGCGCGTCTACGCGGAATACGGGTTCCGTGTCGTCGAGACATTCGACCGCCGAGAACGCGAATGAGGCGGTCACGACGCTAACTCTTCGTTAAGGCGATGAATAGCGATGGACACCGACAAGCCGCACGCGCTCGCGACAGCCGCGAGCGTCTTCAGAGATCGGATGCCACCGTTGAAATACAAATTGACCTGTTGTTTGCTGACTCCAAGGCGTCGCGCCAACTCCGATTGGGTGATGCCACTGCGGCCCATCGCCGCGAGAATGTCCGTCGTCACCGCGAAAACTAGCGGCCGCGCAGTCGCGCAACTCTTCAAAATGGAACGGTTCTCTCGTGTTCGAACTTCCGCGATCTCCGCTGGAGACGGGAGCCGAGCGCCCAGCTCGCGGTGTAGTTGGCGATGATGGCGACGGCAGAGCCATTGGACATCAAGCGGTTTTGCGTAGTCGGCGTGATGCGCTTCAATAATTCCGCGCCGACCCCGTTTCGGCGCATCGCCGGCCGCGCATCGCTGGCAATCTTGACGGATAAGTTCGCCGCGCCTGATCGCGTTTTTGACGGCCTGATCAGCCAGCCGTCTCGCGCGGTCGTGTGCCCGCTTCGTGTGATACGGCCAGTAAACAGCGACTCCGATGGTTCTGGAAAACGCGCGAGACATTTAGGAGGCCCGCTCCATCACCTGACCGAACACCAACGTGCCACGCTTGACCTTGAGCGCGATTTCGAGTTTCGCCACCGTGCCATTGCTCGGATTCGCCGTCTCCCCAGACTCGATCCGGCTTATGGTCGATTGCGGGACGCCCGATTTCGCCGCGAGCGTCTGCTGGTCCCAACCCAGTAGCTTCCGCGCCGTCTTGAGATCCATATCCATACGTGCAAACACACTTTACCCACACACGCAAACAAATGCAAGTGCTCATTTGCGTGTATACACAAATTCTATCGACCGGGTTGCTTCTATGCGACCAAGAGATGGATTATGCGAGTATGCAAATGGACTGGGGCCGCATCCGGCAGGAAATACGCGCGGTGCGGAAGGAGCACAAGATCACGCTCCGCATCCTGCATCAGAAAACAGGCGTCAGCCCGTCAACGGTGAATCGCATCGAGCGCGTTGAAAAGTATCCAGCGCACAAACCAGACCTTGAAACGATTCAAACGCTAGTGAGCGCGATGGACCTTACGCTTTCGCAATTCTTCGCACGAATCGAGGGCTTGCAGACGCACGACGTATCTGAGACACTGCCCACTCCCGCACCGAACCCGCGCGGCAACCATGGCAGCAGCAATCCCGTTCGGCGCATATCGCTCGACGACACCAACGCCATCATCGCGCGGAACACAGCCGCGCTCGATGAACTCATCGAAGCCGTGCGAATGGTCGGCGGCGAGCTGCGTGCGACTCGGGAACAAAATGCAAATGCTCGCGCTCCTCAACCCGCGAAGGATGCGCGACGTCGAAAAGTTGGTTGATCGACTCTTGGCGGAGACGGCATGAGCCGAGGCACCCGGCACCGCATCGCCACCAACGTCTACAAAGACGACCTTGGGATCGGCGCGATCGTGCGCCTGCGCGGCCACAAGCCGAAGGAGCTGCGCTTCCAGCACGGCACGGCGCTGAAAGAGATCCGCAAGGACATGGAGCGCTGGGCGGCCCGCATGCACACCGCTAGGCCGACCCCCAGCCGCGGTACGCTGGCCGCCGATGCCGTCATCTATGAGCGACTCACGCGGCACCTCGCGAGCTGGCGCGAGCGGCGCTCAGAGGTGCGCGCCTTGGTGCGTGCGCTGGGCGACAGGCGACGATCGCAGATCACGAAGGCGGATGTGCTCGAGATGCGCACCGCGTGGCTCCAGGCCGGCGTCGCGCCCGCGACGGTCAATCACCGAGTCGCGACGCTGCGGAATCTGTTCCGCGTGTTGGACGGGAAGCGCGTGGAGAGCCCCTGCGACGAGATCACGGACCTGCCGGTTCCTCGCACGCCGATTCAGCGGGTATCCGTCGAGACGATCTTGGCGGTCGATGCGAAACTGCAAGAGCATGAGCAGCGCGGCTGGCTGCGGAATGCGAAGACGCGAGCTCGGTACCGCGTCCTGGTGAGCACGGGCCGCCGGCCGTCTGAGATCGCCAGAGCCCAACCGACCGACGTCGACCTCGAGGCGCGCGTCTGGGTGCCACGTGACGGCAAGGGCGGCTATACACCTGGGCTCTACTTGAACGACGATCAGCTGGCCGCGTGGCAACTCTTCATCGAGGCGGCCGCGTGGGGGACGTTCCGCGAAGGAGCCTTCGTGCGAACCCTGAGAACTGCCGGCTGGCCGGCAGACGTCCGACCCTACCAGGCTCGGCACACGTTCGGGATTACACTGTCCGAGGCCGGGGTCGATTTAGATGATGTGGGCGCCGCGCTCGGGCACAAGCGAAGGGAAACGACGCGAAAACACTATGTGCCCGTGCTCGGCAGCCGCATGCAGGCCCTCTCGGAGAGCCTGTCCGGGCGGTTCAATGGCTGGAAGCGCGTGGAAATAAAAAGCGCCCCGACTGACTAGTCTTTGGTGTAGAATGGTTTACAGTGGCGTAGGTTAACTTCGACTCCCAGGCGCTTCCGCCAACTATCTCGCGTGTTTTCAGGCGTTTATCCTCGGTTTCGGGTCGGTGCCACGTCGTGTGCCACGTAGTAAATTCTGGAATGAAACGGTGGGTATTAATACTGTCAAGAGGCGTCCGCGTGGAACCACGCGTGGAACCGTCGTCGCTCCCTGATGCTGCCAACCGACCTCGATCAATCACAACACATCAAGGCCGGTTGGCGTGGTGGGTACCCGACACGATCTGTTGCAAATCGGTGGCCCGCGTTCATCGCGGCGCCGGCGCCAGATACACGTCATAACGGTTCCCGCCACGGTCCTTGTTGCTCATGAAGCAGGCGATCCGGCCCGTGGGGTCAAGATTCGCCTGCACTTGATGATCGTAATCATCACCGACCATGCCATGCGCGAGGAACCGGGCGACGCCGCCATACTCCAGCGAGACGATGCTGAGGTTCGTCTGGTCGCTCAGGAGGCACACGCCGTTCTTGACCGACACGTGCCCCATATTCAGCGTCGTAAACAAGATGCGCGGTTCACGATTCAAGTCGCGCAGGTTCCAGATTACGCACGCGCCAGGGTCCGGCTTGTCCGCTTCGCCGACACAGAAGTCCGGCCCGCAGTCTGAATGGCCAAGTGCGCGCTCACGATCGCGAATCAGCCGTGTCTCGCGCGTCTGCAAGTTGATGATCCGGTTGTCGTCGTCTTCTTTGATGATCAGCCATTCATCGCCGGCGAGCGCAGACTCGTCCAGCGTGCCTTGTGCGGGAAAGTACTCCTGTCGCCCGTTCCGGAAGACGACGGTTCCGATCGCCGGATAGGCCCCATCGTTCACGATCCGCTTGACGGTGGCGCAGTGCGTCTGTCCTGAGTCGCTGCTGTGTGACTGCCACAGAATGCAGCCCGGGTGCTCGTCGCTGATGTCGAAGATGACGCGATCTTCGCCGGTGAACGGATTCACCCGCCGCAGGCGCGGCCCCTCGAGCATGTAGACCCAGCCCTGCGCGTCCCAGTACCAGCCTTCGGTGGTGCCTCTATAGGGCAGCATAGGACCAAGATTGGTCACATACACGTAGTCGGTCGGCGTGACCTCGAAAAATCGCGGCTCGCCTGATTCATGCCCGGCGAAGACGTACACTGCACCGCCAGGAGCAATCCACGCGTTCGACCAATAGCTGTACATACGCGGCACGAAGGCGCCGTCCCGCTCGGTCGTGACCCGCACCAACCGATCCAGCGCGCCTGATGGTGGCCGCGCGACTGGCGGGCTCGGTGCCGGCGGAGGTGTATACGGAGGCGGAGCCGGCTGAGGCATGCCGTTCCCCTCATCGAGATCGATGATTTCGAACGTCTCCCAAGGGCCTATCCCGTCCCGATTGGCGATGAGTGGCTGCTCCCCGCCGTTCTCGGCGCAGACGATGCGGCCGTTAGCCAGCGAGCGAATAGCGACACGACGCGTCTTCACGGCGCTACAATCCCAGAGCTGGAGCCACGTTCACCGCCGGCGGTCGCGGCAACTTGCTCGTCTCGTTTTGGATCGCCACGGCGACATCGATCCCGCTCCGCACGACCTGCTCAATCTCCGGCGCCATCGTCTCGATCGTGCCGGTCATTTCCTTGATGATGGTCACTGCCGCATCCTGTTTGGCCTGGGAGCCTTTCCACTGCACGGCGAGCCGTTCGACGATGGAAATGGCGATGGGAATCGCTTGGAGAATCTGCATTCCAATCCGGAACCATTCGAGTCCTGCCATGAAATCTCCTTTTAGATGCCTCGAAAGAACAGGTGCCCACCGACGCGCGCGACCGGCTTCACGCCCTTCGCCCAATTCGGCACTCTGCCGGCGGGTTTCATCGCGTTCGGGCTGTAATAATGCGTGGCCCCTTTCACTTGGTCGAGAATGATGCCGCGCTCGATGCCCTCGGCGAGAAAGAGTGTTTCATCGACGAGCGGATCCATCGTCGGCTGATTCGTGACCAAGCGGTAGGCGATGGCAAGCAGATGCAGCCGGCTCGGGTCGTTCTCGTTCCAGCAGGAGAACTGCTTCCGCTGAAGACAGACGGCTGTGAGTGTGTCGCCGAACCGCTTCGGGATGCGCAGGCGATTCCTCACGGCACATCCAACCGCGATCCGTTCCTCGACTGAGGATCCGCCTTCTTTTGAATCCCCTTGCGCCTCCCCGATGGCGGTCAATGCCAGCGCTTGCTCACCAGTCAGGCTGTCCAAGATCTCGGCATCGGTCATAGCTCTGTCTCCGGCTTGCGGCGATCTGACGCGGTGCCCGGCACGATGACGTGTGCGACCTGTGCCGGCGCGGCTACCTGCACCAACGTCTCCACGATGCCTTCGGTGTGCGCGGCTTTCGTCTCTGCTCGATGTCCAGCCTCGAGCGCGGCGAGCATTTTGGCCAACCCGCCATTCACCTCCTCTTTCGTCGACTTCGCTTCGGTGAAGGCCGCATGGGCCTCCGTTTTCGCTTTCCCGGCTCGATGGACGGACCAGAGGCCTGCAAGCGTCGACAGTAGCGTGCCGAGCGCAGTCAAGATCAGCGGCAAATTGTTGATAAGGGCGAGCTGGACCGCTTCACTCATGGTCTCACCAGGTCATGCGCACCATCATCCCGTCATTTCCCGAGCGGGAGCATCCTGAGCAGCTCAAGGATGCAGAGCAGCAGCACCGCGAGGTGGAGTGCCGGCTTTCCCCAGCCCCATGAGGCCACCGCGGCGATGAATGCCGTGAGCGCAAGCAGTAACAGCATCGTGATCATGAGATCCCCTCCCATCGCCCAGCCTGCTGCCATTGCCGGGCTTCACACCGTGCGATCCGTTCCCGTAGCATACCGACCATCTCTCCGACCTTTTCGTTGTCTCGCTGGAGTTCGCTGACGTCGCGCAGCAACAGCTCCGCCTTGCTCAAAAAGCCTTGCAGTTCGGTCACCTTGTCGGACATCCGCTTGCCGGCATCCATGACGAACGTCCGGATCTCGGCAAGGCGCGCGTCGAAGCGCTGAATTTCTTCGAGTTTGACATCCACGGTCTTTTCACGCGCGCCGAACGCGCGGCCTGTTCTGAACAAGAAGAAGGCGATCACCACACCAGCCGTGATGAGTTTGTGTGCAAGGTCGATCCAGTCCACACCCACCCCTTTTGCACGCAAAACTCGGTCGGACCCGGTACGATCCGGCTCCGGCGATCGTTTACTCCTTGTCAGGCGGGAAAAGGCGCCGCGTGTTTCGGTGCCAGATTCCGCTTAGGGATCCCGGTGGCTGCCTCACAGCGCCGGGGTCCCGCTCCGTCACTCCCGTTACCGTGCTAGCCTTGGCTGCATGGCTCTATCTCATCGCACGACTGAATGGTGTATATTCGCAGCCTGCGCGATCACTGCCTATCTCGCCCTTGATGGCCGATCCGCGATAGCGGTGCTTCTCATGAGCCTCGTAGCAGCCTTGGCGCTCAGGCTGGCTCGCTAGTCAAATAGCCCAGCAGCCTTGACCCCCGCACCGATTGCGGTTCCCTCGAGCGCCTTCCCCGCTAGACGGCGGAGCATCCTCCGCCCTGCTGGCGAGTTGACATAGGCGCCAGCCTTGGACGCCATGCTCAGTACGCCTGGCACCGCGGGCCGCGCAAGACTGAGCACGCCAGGGGCAGCAGCCGCAATCTCCGCGGCCGTCTGAAATGGATGTTCGGCGGTGTCGCGGCGGAGTTCTGCGCCACGTTGGTCCATCTGGCCCACCATGCCGAGCACGCGATCGCGAGGCGACTGCCGCGAGCGGTGCTCCTCGACCAGCCCACGGATATCGTCGTCGCCCAGCCCGGCCGCGATGCCTTTGTCGATGAGCGCCTGAATTTCTGGGTCCATTTACTTTTTCGTCAGTTCGTCATAGAGCCGCTTGCGTCGCTGCTCTGGCGTTTCCGTGCCCGCAGACTCCAACGTGCGCCCCTCCAACACAGACCGCGCATCAGAGATCGCTCGCCTTGCTTCCGCCTCGGAAATCTTCGGATCTTGCAGTCGCGTCGCCAACTGCTTGACGAACGCGACGTCTTTATCGGACATCGGTCCCTTCAATGAGCCGAGGTTCGGCAGCGTCAAGGCTGCCACGGCTTGATCGCGAATCGCCTTGAAGTCCCGCGCCTCTTGCGTGAACCCGCGCATCTCATAGGCCCCGTAGGCCTTGTCAAGGCCCGGATGCTTCTCCAGCCGGTCGAGCAGCGCCAGCGTGTTGGTCGCGGCGTCAGCCTTCGTCTTCTCGGTCTTGGCGCGTTCTGCCTGCGTGGTCTCCAGCTTGTCTTGTGCTATTGCGGTCTGCAGACGAACCAGCTCATTCCGCAACTCCTTTGACTCCGCGCTGGTGCCGGACTGCATCCGCGCGATCAGCTCGCGCAGTTGCCGATCCGCTTCCCCGCGCTGGGCGCGCTCTTCTCGATCAGCCACCGCGCGTTCAGTGCGCCCAGCTTCGGCTTCGGCGGCCAATGCAGCGCGCTCGTCGGCCGCCGTCCTGGCGGCGAGATACTTCGACCCGCCACGTGCAATCGTGCGTTCCGGCTGCGCAGGCTGGAGGACGCCAGGAGGCGGCATCTTCGCGAGCACGCCTGAGCCTGGCGCGGGCTGCCCGAGGCTCTCCAGCACGCCATATCCCTCGCTGGCTGGCTGGCCTGGGAGCGTTCGCGCCGACCCACCAAAGCCCTGCCGAGACAGCATCGCCTGCGTGTCGGCGTCCACCGGGTCGCCTGGCATGGCATTCTCGGCGAGTGTGGACGCGCGCCGGAATTCTCGTTCTTGTTCGAGGTTGCCCTGTTGCTGGCGTTGCGCCTCTGCGATGCGCGCCTCCTGCTCCCGACGCAGGCCCAGGTCGCTCTCGCGGAGACCGATGTCGGCCTTCTGCCGCTCGGCGGCCATCTGATCCATCCGCGCTTGTCGCTCTTCCAGCGCGCGCCGGATCAGAAACTCTTGGATGGCATTCCCTGCCAAGGCGCCGGGTGAGACGAAATCGTACCGCGGCATCAGTACGTCCCCCACAGATCGTCTGGGCTCTGATTCTGCGGATTCCGTGGCCGACCCATCCACGCTCCGACTCCGCCCATGATTGGCGCGAGCCAGCCGCCGATCTTCTCGCCTGTGCCAGCCCTGAGTAGCCTGGGCTCGATTGTCGCCATCGGGTCGACCCGGAGCGACGTATCCCGGCGAGTCGGCATCCCGATTGGATTCCCGCCCTGCAACCGCGCGAGCACTTCCGCTGAGAGCGCGTCGGCCCCTTGCCGCTCCATGTCCGTGGCATGTCGTGGAGCCACAGAGTAGGGGCTGAGTTGTGGTCGCACGCCGGGGCTCAGCGTGCGCTGTGAGGAGATGAGCTTGTGCCAGGCATCGTCTCGCCCGGTGCGCCCTTCCTGCTCACGCCGGAGCACCTGATCGAAGTAATCGCGATCGGCTGACCCCTCCAGCCCTTTCTGGGCCAGTTCGCGCTGCATGAGCAGGTTCGCCAGATCCATCTGGCCGCCGAACTGCGAGCCGCGGTTCTGCGCCGCCCCTTGCGAGGCCGCGCCAACCGCTTGCCCGCCTGCGCTCAAAATCGGGCCGAGCGCCGCGAGTGATGCGCCACCCGTGAATGGCGCCGCTGCCACGCTCGCCGCCCCGCCGAGCAATTTGCCCAACCATCCCCATGCCATCGTCGTTGCTCCCTACAGCCCCGCATAGTTGTAATCCCAGTACTGCCCGCGGTCCCATTCGCGAAGCGCGAGTTCACGAAGGAACTGGTCCTGTGACAAATCCTGTCCACGTCGCTGCAAGCCAAGCCCGCCCTGCCCGAGCTCGCGCTGAAGAGTGAGGCCTTTGTTGCCGAGGTCGTACTGCATATCTTGTCCGCGTCCCTGCAGCCCGATACCGGCTTCTCTGGTCGCCTGGTCGAGTGCGGCGAGTTGCGCCTGCAGGTTTCTATTCTGGTCGCCGGACAGCATGCCGCCCTGCGCAGCGAGTGCTTGTGCAATTTCATCGCGCCGGGCCCCGAGCTCGCGCGCGAGGAGCTCCGCCTGGAATGCACCCGTGCCCTGCCCCAATCGCTCCGCCGTCATGCGGCGTTCGCCTTGGATGTTCGCCAACGGCCCAGCGCGTTCCGCGAGATCGCTGAGGTAATTTCGGCGCGCCCGCTCACCCTGTGCCCCGTACGCCTCGACCTGGCCTCTGATGATCGGGTCATTCGCGTTGACCTGCAGGCCTTGCGTGGCGCGCGTATTCAGCGTGGAATAGAGCGCATCCGCCCGCGCCTTGTTCTCAGCCTGCGCCGCTTGCTGCTGCGCGAGCTGCTGCTGCATTAGGCCTTGATACCAATCCGGAAACATCTGGCCTGACTGGTTCCAGGCCTGCGCCGGAGGGGCCGCAGCCGGCACAGTGCTTCCGCCTCCGCCCGATGAGCCTCCGCCGCTGCCTGGAATATTGCTCCCGCGCCTCGCGTACTGCGCCTCCAGGGCGCGTTTGTGGGCCTCGACATCTTCCGGGTTCTTCCCGCGCAACGCTTCCACATCGCTCTGCTCGACAGAGGCCCCAGTGCGCTTGGAGAGCTCGTTCAGGAAGTCTTCGTAGGTATCGGCCATGTCTCGTCACCAGCGCCGGACTGCTCCGTTCCGGTCGCGAATCTCCAATGTGTCGCCCACAGCGCGCATTGTCCAGCCGTTCGGGAATCGCAGCGTCTCGACATCCGTCACGCCCGGGAGCCTGTTGGCCTGTGTGTCCTCTGGGAGCCACACCCCGCGCTTCGTGACGATGTTGCCCGACCACTGCGGACACAGCGCGCACAACTCGTCAATCTGCGCGGACGGGTTCACATTGTGCACAGCGCCCCCGTTCATGTCCCACTTTGAGACACGCGCCGGCCCAGTGACAACGCCGCCACTGCTCCTGACCTCCTGCGTCTGTCCGCCTCCGGCCAGCTCCACGTTGCTCACGAGCCCAAACGTGAGGCGCGTGCTGCCGGCCTGATGGTCGTCGTAGACATAGCCCTCGAGACCTTGCGGCCCACCGTTCGGCATCGCGTCATGCTGTACTTGCCCCACGACGCCGCCCAATGACGACGGATGTCCTGGAATCTTTGGCCCGACCGAGACAACCGACCAGCCAGCCCACCAATCCGGCATGTATCCGTATTGACCTTGCGCATACCCGACTCCGCCACCGACCGCGAACGCCACGAGACCCACAATGACGATAGTCCTCATTCAGTGCATCCTCCACAATCAGTGTACAGGACTCACTGAGTTTCGAACGTAATCGCTCCGCGTACGACTTGGGCATTTGTTGAATTCGGCCATGCCGCCACAGGAATCCGCTGAATCGAGAGATTCTCGGATCCGCCAGATGTCTCAAGACGTGTCACGCAGACCGCGATCGCCTCAGTCGTGCCGAACGCATAGACGAATCCAGTCCATTCCTGATTCCGTGCCAACTTCCCGCCGGGTATCCTCACGCGCAGTTCATTCCCAACACCGGACAGCGTCGTGTTGGCGAAGTTGAAGGCCACCGTCATGACCTTGCCGACGAGGAGATACTTGAAAAGCAACTGATCGGCGGCTTCGACGGTCCATGTGCCGGAATCCGTGTGGAAATTCCGCGCGTCATAGGGTACCGAGACCCATTCCGGCGGAAGCAGCGCCCCTTCATCGTCGTGCCCCTCCGTCAGGAACGCATTCAGCCGCTTATAGAAGCCGTCCAGTTCTTCAAAGAGTCCTGGAGTCAACAACAACAATTCACGATTCCGCACACTGAACATTTAGGCACTCTGTCCCGGCACAGACACCGCGTCAAAGCGATGCAATTGCCACTGCGCGGACGGTGACGCGACGTCCACGAATTCAAATTGCCCGACTTCCATCTCAGCGCCTCTGAGGTTATCCAGTGGCGCCGTGACCACGGTTTCGCTCCCCGCTGCCGTGAAACTCACATTCGACACCGTCACCGTGGTTTCCAATCCGAAATCGCGTACGCACTTCACGTCAACCTTGGCGTTCGTGATGGCCTTTCCCATAATCGCCGCCGCGCGCACCTCGAAGTGATCGATCGGGCTCTTGAGGAAATACGGCTTCGTCGTGATCTTGGTCGTGCTCGCGTAGGACACGCCGTTATCATCGTTGCCCGTGTCACATCGATGGATGAGCCCGAGACCTTCCATCCCGATCAATGGCACGAGGTTGAGATTCCGTGCGACGTTGTCGTCGATGTTGTTGGCGAACAAGCACATAGAGAGCGCCTTCGCCCGGTCGCCTGACCAGATGCTCCAACCCTTCCGAACGCCATCCGCGAACGGTCGCGCCTTGTCGACGTGTAGCACGATGGCCGTATCGGGCGTATTGTTCGAACCAGTCGCCAGGCACCAGATCACCTGTTTCTTCTTCGGGTAGTAGAGCGCTGACGTGACCACGGCCGTCGCGTTGATATTCAGCGTGCTCCACGTCGTCCGCAGATCTTCACCGCAGCGCTTGATTCCGCCGATCCCGATCCGGTACGGTCCCTGCTCATAATCGATCGCATAGAGACAGGGATTCCCGGTTTCATCCATACCCGCCACGAGCGACCCGTGAATGCCTCCCATCGTGTCGGAGAACAAGTCTTTGTCATAGGCCGCCGTCCGCTTGCCGGTGCGTATGAGCTTGTAGACGGCATGCTGTTTCGTGACCCAGATGCCGCCCAGCATCGGCGGACTGATGCCAGTGATCGGCCCATGCTTATAGGTATCGAGGTTGAGTGTGGGGTCTGTGTCCGACTCCATCCGCTCGTCATTCCCCACACCGTCCGCGTTGAACACCGGCGTCCAGCCCACCTGCGAGGCCAGCGCATCGTCTTCCCAACTCCCACCAATCACAAGGCGGTCGTCGTCGGCCGTACCGTAACGCGCACTCCACAGCGGCGTATAGTCGCCGATGTCCTCCGAGAGCGTGCCGGTCGCTGCATAGCCCGTCGCGTACACCACTGAGTCTGTGTGCGTGGTCGTGCCGATAGCAATTCGGGCCATCTGGTAGAAATTGGCGTTGTCCGTGGAGAGTTCCATCTCCCAGTGCGTCTCACCTTCGCTTGGAGCGGTCGGGCGTGTCCACGTAATCGAGGCGTTCGCTCCGCCCGGGGTGTGCGTCTTCACCGCGCTGGGTTCACTGCGGCGCAGGACTGTAGACCCGGAGACTTCCACGAACCGCACGCGCCCGTAGCGGACGCCGGTTAACGTACCCGCGCCGCCCGCATCGGCTGATGTGGGCGCGCTGTACGAACTGGCGAACCCGGAGCGCCGCATCGTCGTCCCGTCCCAGACGTGCAGCCGGTCGACATTGCTGTCGAGGAAGAAATGGATCTTCCCGTGCAGCGTGACGGCTTGCCAGCGGTACTGACTGAACCCGGTGAGTGTCGGGGTATCGGAAATCGTGATCTCTGTCCAACTCGTCGTCTTCCGCCCCAGTTTAGCCGTGGTTGTCCCAGTCACCCCAAGCGCCCAGAGTTCCGCTGCGGTTTCATCCGCAGTCGGCAAATGGCGAAACACGAATGGCACCCGATCGCGCGCTGAGAGAAACGACGGCAGATCAATCGCATCTGTACCCAATCGCCGCTCTCCGAGCATCGACTCCACATACTCAACGTTCTGCGCCAGCACGCACTGATCCTCTGGCAGGGCAATCGCTGGGTCCGTGTTGTTCATGCTCAACCGCCCCGCAGCGACGTGATCGACAGATCAGCCACTACGGGGCAATCTCCGCATGGATACGTCCATGCTTGACGTGATTCGCGTGCGTCATTATTTCCACGGCGTCAATTTATATGCATTGATGATCTTCGTCCGAGCGGCCTGGTACTTCGCCGGTGTCGCTGGGGCGGAATACGTATCGAGAATGGCCCAGACGACCGCCGAGATCAGGCGCTGCGTATCAAGCACCGTCGTGATTGCCGCATCTAATTGCGTATCGTCATAGGCGGCGATTTCCTGCGTCGTCGCTGCGCGACGTTTCGTAGGACTCATGCCGTCATAGCGTTCAAGCCTCGGATCGGGGGCCTGATTGCCTGGAACATCCACCTCGGTATAGGCTGATGGCTGGACATATATCTGTGCAGGATCGCCAGCGGTTCCTACCATCCACATCCCGTCACTGTTCCGAGCCACCCAACGCGCCATCGGCCTACTGCCCCGCGAGCTTGTAAACTTGCCATGCCCAGCGGAACGTTCCACCAGCCGTCACGCCGCCATGTCGTAGGGCCAGCGTCCACGAGCCGGTCCAGGCAGTGGTAAATGTGCTGCGGCTGAAGATGGACTCAGCCACGTTGGTCCCAGTGCCCACCTGCTCGCCGTTGGTCCCGACCACGATCACGGCCGTGGCTGCGGATTGATCCACTGCGATGGTGTACTGTCCCGCCTGATAGTTCCCAGCTCCAAGCGGAGCCGTCGTGCCCAATTCCGAAATAGAGACGGCGTCCGTGTTGTTGTAGAGCATGGGCGTCGCGGTCGCCTGTGTCACCGAGCTGACCCGCACAATCACATAGAGCGAGTCTTTGACGGTCAGGCCGGATATGGCGACCGTGTCGACATTCGCGGCGACGGCACTGGTATTGGTGCCGCTATTGGCGTAGAGCAGCACCGTGCTGCTATACAGCGACGTCCCAGAGATGGACATGCCGCCGGACGGCGTCAACTCCTCTGTGTCCCCAGCGCCGCCAGCCGACCCGCGCCCCAGCACTCGCGAGGCCGCCGAGACATTCTGCATCCGCGCGTAGGTCACGCCATCGTTTGCAATGCCAATCCCGCCTGCGCCCGTGAATTCCAGACCGTTGCCAACCGTCAGTTGCTCGCTCTCGCCCGTGCCCGCCGTATCGCGCCCGATGAGCCGATCCGTGGTGATGTTGCCGAGAAACTCCGCGCCGAGGTTAACGACATATGGCGCATCTGTCCGCGTCACCGCAAACGGCACAATGCCGGCCCCGCGGTCAAACGTGAGTAGTGCGGTTTGGGTGTAGGCTGTCCCGCCCACGCTGCCGCTGCCACCACTCCCAGATCCAGAGCCGACTGTGGATGTGCGGTCGCCCTGCCTCGTCGCGTAGGAGTGCGAATCGGCGAGTTGAAAGCGCAGCGCGGCCAGGAGCTTCTCAGCGCGGCCAGGTCGATTCTCGTCTCCGCTCGCATATTCACGCGCGAGCGCGACCTTCTCCTTTTTCAGCAGTTCTTCGGCAATGACCGAAAAGGTCAGGATGTCGTGGTACGACTCCGGGATCGCAGGCACATCGGTGCCGGTCAGATCGGAGAGCGTCGCGGTGCCATCGGCCTGCAGTGAATACGTGACCTGCGGCAGCGTATCGATCAGGATCGTGACGGACGTGCCTGTGACGGATTGGATGGCGTACCGCGTCGGCTGGCCCGTGCCTGGCTGCTCGTTCCGCAACGTATCGACGCTCGTCTCAACCAGCTGGCGAATCGCATTGGAGTCTGTCGCGTCGATGACGCGGTCGATGTGCTCAATGCTCGTGAACGTGACGGTGCGGACGCCGTTCGTCGTGGACTGCGACCGCGTGACAAACCGCGTTGCATCCATCCCGAGCGATGAGGTCACGCGCTTGTAGTGGCGATTGACCGACTTGCCGACACGGGTATCCGCGTCTGTGCTGGTGAGGTTGCACAGGTCTTTGATCGCGCCCTTTATCTCTGCGAATGTCATCGCCTCAACGCTTCGTCACGATCCCGAGCCAATCGCTTCTCTTGTCGCGCCTCGTCGCGCTGCGCCCGTGCGCGCTTCGCTTCGCCGCTCTGCAGCCAGTCATCATGCACGCGCGCGTCTTTGGTGCGGTCTTCGGTATACACGTCGGTCCACGGCACGAGCCCTTTCACCGCGCAGGCCGTCTTGATTTCGGAGCGCGAGTAGTATCGTCTTGGGGACCCGTCCTCATTGCAGATCCCGTGCGCGATCTCCAGGCCGCCAGGAATGGAATCAGGCCTGACGACATATGCAGGAGGACGCGGCTCGAGCGGACAGAGAAATAGCCCGTGCTCGCCGCTGTCGAGCGGTCTCAGGCATCGCTCGCAGGTCATGATCCGCATCTCAGTGACGGCCCCCTACTCCATATCCGTTTCGAGTTCGACCCATGTCCCGAACGGAGCAAACAAGGGGGATGTGCCTGCTGGCGCGAGCACGTTCAAGCCGAAGCCATACAGCGGCGGTATCGCGATCCGCCCTTGCAAGTTCCGATGTTCCAGGAATGTGGAGGCCGCGAATGCGGTGATGTTCGGGCTGGGGTTACTCGCCAAGGGATACCAGATCGGCGCGGCCGGCGTCGTAATCGTCACCCCCGTTTTCACGATCGCTTTACTCGCCGCGGCGCTCCCACTGGCGCTCGCGATGGTCGCGCCTGTCACGCTGTTGCCAGTCTGTGCGGGTGTTTGAAAGATGGCGCCGAGCAACGTACCGCCGACGCCAGGCGTCCCTGACGTCAGGTACATGCCGATTTCCTCTAGCCAATACGTTTGGATGGGGTCCGGATTCCAGATCACCCATTGCGCGGTCGTGGTGGGCAACGCCTGCACTGGGGCAA